TCTAAGGTCGGAGCAAGCTGGAAATTTAGGCGGAAAATAATCTTCGGTTCTTACCGCTTAGGTTTTGGAATGATTGTCTTCGGCGCTTTGACTTTTCTTGTTGACCAATGGGGCGTAGGTGTGACACTAATAACTGGCGGAGTATCTCTCATTTCAATTATTACAACGGCTTATACTGTAAGTGCGTCTTGGCAAGACGGAAAAAACAATAATCAAGATTGGACTAATGGAGATGTTTAGCAAAAAATTTATCAGTAGCGCAGGCGAACGAGCAGTCAAGACTTTTGCTCAGGCAGGGCTTGCTTTTCTTGGAGGCGGAACCGTTGGGTTGTTCTCAGTGGATTGGGTCGGGTTCTTTAGTATTGCAGCAGGCTCAGCCTTGTTGTCACTACTGACATCCATTGTCACTAAGAAGCAGCTATAACAACTTAATTATTCTGGGCGCTTGTGCCTTATTGCTTTTGCGCAGGCGCTGTCGCTGTCGAGAGTTCATGCCTCCCCAAATACCGTGCGCCTCGTTGTTGACCAGCGCAAACTGCAAGCATAGCTCCCGAACAGGGCAAGCATTACAAAGCTGGATAGCGGGTTGCATTTGTGGGTTCGGTGTTCCACCACTAGGAAACCAAGCGTCCGGGTCGGTTTGTTGACAGGCCGTTGAGCCGTGTTCGCGTATGCCGTCGGCTAGTGCAGTGAGTGCCTGTTCTGAGTTCATAAGCAAAAGGTAACCGTTGCAATAGACGGTTGTCAAATCGAGGCTAACTAGCGTTCATGGGGGCTAGTGCCTCCCCAAATTCCATAGCGCTGATGCGTCTCCATAGCGTACGTAAAACATTCTTCGACCATTGGACACGCCTTACAAATTGCCTTGGCGGTCTTAGTGGCGACAGCCCTAGCCTCAGGTTCGCTTATGTCTTCAGGAAAGAAAACGTTCGGCAGTCGCTGACACTCAGGGTCATTCAAGTGAATAAGTTTCAAGAACTTCATGTAGGGACTTGATAAGTGTCCGTGCTTAACCATAGACTCAGCCTAGTCAACAAAGGAGAGTTATGGAACAACACACACCTGAAGTATTTAACAACGCAAAACTGGTCGGAGTATTCAATCCGGGTAGCGACGAGTGGCATGCAGCTAGGGCTGAAGGTCTAGGCGGCAGTGAGATAGGCGTAGCTATGGGGCTTAGCCCTTGGCAGAGTGCCTATTATTTATGGGCGGTAAAGACGGGTCAAATAGAACCTCGCGCAGTCTGGAATTGGGCCATAAGGTTTGGGCAGAAATTCGAGGAGCCGATTATGGAACTGTTGCAGGAGGAGCATCCCGACTGGGACATCTACTCTACTGGAACCTACTCCAATAATGAGCGTCCCTTTATGCACGCTAACCCGGACGGCTTGGCTAAGGTCAATGGCGAGTGGGTCATAGTCGAGGTCAAGACCTCTCGGAACTATTGGCACGAAGTACCTCCTTCTTACATCCAGCAGGTTCGGTATTACATGTCGGTAATGGGAATCAAACGCGCAGTCATTGTCGGAGTAGTCAACATGGCTTGGGTTGAACATTGGGTTGAGTGGGACGACTTTGAGCAAGATGTTCTGCTAGACCAAGCTGCTAGATTCTGGAAGCACGTTACCGAAGGAACCGCTCCGGATTGGGACGGCTCCGCTTCGACTTATGAGGCGGTCAGAGAAATGCACCCGAACATAAACGATGAGGAGATTGAGGTCGATGGGATACACAATCTATCTATTGCTCAGGCAAATTTTGAGCAAGCAGAGGCAGAGTTTTACAAGCAAAAGTCTCAAGTCCTAACCGTTATGGGCAAAGCGAAACACGCATATTTTGAACACGAAGGTAGCAAGATTCGTGTTGCTTCACGGCAAGCACGTAATGGTGGCCGACCTTACCTAGTAGTAAACAAGAAGGGAAAGTGATGCAAGTCTTTTTGGGAGACACCGTAACGCTCAACAAAGGGGAAACATACATTACAGGCCCAGTATCAGGAGTTGTCTTAGACGATAGACGAGAGCTTGAACGGGTTTACATTGAGGGCATTGACCAAGCGTTCTACATGAGTCGCCACTGGAAGTTTGTCGAAGAAGAAAACGAAGAAGAATGGGACGAGGAAAACTAATGCCAAAATTTGATTTGAGTAAATACGCAACGGTTGCAGAGCGCTTGCAAATGGTGTACGCAGAGTACCCGGACGCAAGAATGGTTACAGAGAACCTAACTACTCCACAAGACAGAGCAGTTTCCACGTGGGTAGTCAAGGCTTCTTTGTATCTAACGGCAGGCGACCAAGCTAACAACTTGGCTAAGGCAACTGGACACGCCTTCGAGGTGGACGGAACAGGAGGGGCTAATCAGACTTCAGCCTTGGAGAACGCGGAAAGCTCAGCTTGCGGACGCAGCATGGCTTTGGCGGGCTGGTCGGGCGACAAGACATCCCTAGCTTCTAGAACCGAAATGGAAAAGGTGGAAAGCGGGGTCACTCCTAAGCCTCACGACGTGCGTGACCTGTTAGGTGAAGCTGCTAATCTTGAAGACGTAGAAACTCTCCGGATGCTCTACGCACAAGCTAAGGCTGCAGATTATCCCAAGGCTGTTTTGGAAGGAATAAAACTCCGTGCAGAATCTCTCGATACTAGTGGCGAAGGTGGCGGAAATTGAAGACGCTTACCTGCAAGCCGCTCGGTTGGGACAGCTTGACAGAGCGCAGTTCTGGAACCATGAACTCATACATCACTTGTTGGTGCTAAGTGATTCCCTCAGAGATACAAGCGCAACTGACGGAACTGACAGCGGAGAACACGAAGGGCTTTGAAGCTCTTTATTTAGCTGAAGTTCGACTGGCCGAAGCAGAACACCTGCTGGACACTATCGAGCAAAAGGCTTTTATCAAACATCAAGGCACGGTTGCGGACAGAAACGCACTGGCACGCCTTGAGGCTGCCGACGTTCGACTACAACGGGACTTGAGGAAAGCAGAAGCAAATCGTGTCAGGCTGAAAATCCGAAGTCTAGAAACGGCAATCATGGCTTCAGGTACTCAGGCAAAACTAATCCAGTCAGAGCTTCGAGCATGAGGGCGGCGGAGATTAGGAAACTGCGAGCGCGTGATTTGTACTGCTGGCACTGCGGGGAATCCGACCAGCTTGTACCTCACCATGTCCAAAACCGAGGAATGGGTGGCTCAAAGATTGCCGACAACCTACAGAACGTGATACTAATCTGCGCTGAATACAATGGCGCTATGGAGTCGGACGCTCAAACGGCGGAATACGCTAGAGACATGGGACATCGGGCCTCGAAGTTCTCAGCACCGGGACATCCGATACTAGACCAAGTAACACTTAGGTGGTACACGCTGGATAAGGCGGGCAACAAGACCGAGTGCGAGCCTCCTTCTTACCTGATTTAGAAACGCAAAAAAACTTTGCAGATGAGCTTGACATCTAATGTTATCTAATAGTAATGTCAGGGTATCAACAAGGAGAAGAAAATGGACATTGAATTACTGGCGAAGGAGATGCGCGAAAGCGCTTTGCTCAGGACAGCTAACCCTGAGCTTACCGCGAAGGAGCTAACAGGCCCAAGGCTTGAGGCTGAAAAGCGCAAACAGATTGAACGAGTGGAGACAATGAAAAAACTCTGGTTCAATGCGGGTCGTTGGGCAGGCGGCGCTCGTGACCAAACTGCGAGAGACGCGCACTACAAAGTAAACGGCGAGCGATACAGTAGAAGCGGGCCAACGGCATAAACCGCTGACCCGCACAACCGATAACACAACTATCGGCAGTCCTAATTATACTGCCGAAGATAGGCAGAAATGACATCCGGAATACATAAAATTTATAAGCTAGAGTCCGTCAAGTTTACGGCAGTGCCAAACTGGATTGTTCGCGACCCTAGCTACACCCCAAACACCTTCAGGCTACTCGCCTACTTACTCAGCCACGAAGATGGCTATGAAATAACTTATGGTCAGATAGAGCGGCAGACTGGCATGGGTCGCTGGGCGATAAACGAGGCAATAAAGTTTCTTACAACTGCTAAATGGCTTGAGGTTTGGCAGCCTCAAGGCGCAGACGGCAGGTTCACTGCTAAGTCTTGGCTGATAAAGAACCCCGGCGTTGATGATTCCGCTACGGAGCCATTCCGCAACGGAACAGCCAACGGTCTTAAAGAAGACAAAGGTTTAGAGAAGACAAAAGAAGAAGAAACCCTTAATGCGAGTGTTGATGAGGAATTTCAAGAACAGTTCAAAAAGTTCTGGGAGCTATACCCTCGGAAGATAGACAAGGGACGAGCAGTGAAGGACTTTAGAAGCGCTTTGAAAAGGGCAAGCTTTGAAGTTATCTTGGCAGGTGTCGCCGCGTACAAGGACGACCCTTACCGAAAGCCTCAGTTCACTAAGTACCCTTCGTCTTGGCTCAATGCAGATGCATGGGACAACTTCATCACATCCTCAGAGGCCCGTGAAGCCACCGAGAAGCGACGAACTAAGGACTTGGCATACAAAGACAAGTACCTAGAAGACCAACGCTCACAGGAGGCGCTGAGCGCTCCTGCTCCTAAGTGCGAACACGGCAATACAGTTGCACTTTGTCGGCGTTGTCTGGCAAGATAGGTTTTGTGATTACTCAATGCACGAGATGCGGCTGGACATGGGAGGCTAACGCTAACCGGAAGACGCACGAGCGCTGCGAGTCTTGCCGTGCAAGAAAATCGCAAAAGGTAAACAACTGCATAGCTTGGCACGGATACTATGCGGAAGACATGGTCACACCGATACACGACGACGGGCTAACGGTACTTCCGGGAGTCCGGACTTGTGGACAGAGTGACTGCTGCAATCCTGCACACATCGAAAGGTAAACGAAATGGCAAAAATAACAATCGAAGACGCGAAGGTATTTAAGATAATCGAAGGCTACGGCTTCCGGGCAGTCGAGGAATTCAAGCTTCGCAACGGTGAAGACGCTAAGCGCTACTTCACAATTTGGACAGACCAGCAGGTTACCGAGGGCCAGACATTCACAATCTCCGGCGACCTGTCCGTAAAGATTGAGGAATACACGAACCGAGACAACGAGGCTAAGACCTCCGCAGCGGTTCACGTCAACAACGCGGTGCTAAAGGCTGACGCTCCGTTCTAATGATTACCATTTAGGCGTGCATGATAATGATAAACTTATCTAATGATAACTAATCAAGAAATTATTGAGGCATACCTAAAAACTGGCTCCGTTTGGAAAGCTGGAAAGCTTGTGGGGCTGGCCGGTCAAACAGTTCATGAAAGGCTGACGGCCCTCGGCTACAAGCTTCAGGGGTCGAACTGGACTGATAAAGAAATAACCGAACTGACTGCCCTAGCCAATCAAATGACCATTGCGCAAATTGCAAACAGGTTGGGCCGACCTTATAGCGGAGTGGCCCTGAAGATTAGTCGCTTAGGGCTAGGGCAGAGGTTCGGCAACAAACAATCAAAAAAGATACCCAGAACAGGCGAATATACAAAAGCTAAAGTCAAAGGCTACATGCTAGAGATGGAAGCAAGCGGGTTCAAAATTACAAAGTTCAGCCGAATGAATAACCTGAACGTGGACTCAGTTACTTATGCGCTTCAAAAATTTTACCCGGAGTGGTATTTGCAATACTGTAAAAGCAATGCCGTTAAGCCAGAAACAAATTGCCCATACTGTGACACGTTGTTTTGGCCACTAAACCACAAGCAAATTTATTGCAACCGTAAGTGCGCAAACCAATCCAGAACTGATAACTCATACTTCGGAGGCAAGCGCCGCCAAACCATCGGGCTACTTGAGGGAATCTGCCAGCTTTGCGGCGGTAAGGACTTGCCGGGGCTGTCCAGCCATCACGTCAAGGGCAAAGAGAATGACCCAGATAATGACTTCTTAATGGCCCTTTGCAGGGGTTGCCATCAAATCGTGACAATCCTTGGAGGTCGAAGGTTTGTAGCTACTGAAGAAGCGTGGGAGGTTTTGATGCAACTAGTAATACTGCGCAAGAATGGGCATGACCCAAACTTTAGAGGCGTATACACAACCGTTCAACTGGACATGATAACCGTTGAAAACGAACACCTTTACGCCGAAGACACGGAGTAGTTAAGCGTCACCTCTATAAATTCTTTTAAGAATCTTTGCCAATAAGCTTGACACCTGTTGTCATTCGATGGCATACTCTAGGTAACGACAACGAAGGAGCCAAAATGTTTTTCAAGACATCCACCATCTACAAGGTTTACAAGACACAAAAAGGCGCAGACGCTTACATTTCTAGCAAGCTCGCCCACTGCCCAAACGCTCACGTCGAGGTAATTGACAACAAGTTTTTCGTGGTTGCATAATGAGCAAGCAAAAAGCTTACTCATTAGCCGACAAGCTAGGCGCAACCATTGAAGACGACGGATTTGTCTTTCAGCTTGAAGCTCCTGCCGGGATGGTTCTCTCCGGTAGCCAGCAGCACACCTCTTGCTTTAGTTACGAGGACGGCATCAAAGACCCTTGGAGTGGCCGAACGGTCTGGCAGGACATCATTAGTGAGCTGTCTCACGGAGTCGAGGTTGGCTGCTTAGATAATTCCTGCGACCGATACAAGAACTGCCCGGCAGCATAATGACACGCCAAAAAGAATCTTTGCGAATAAGCTTGACACCTGTTGTCACTTGATGGCATACTTAGGGTAACAACAAAGGAAGGACACACAATGAACAGAAAACTACGACTAATCACACAGACAGGCTTGGCAGTCAAAACCTTTAACGAG